CTTTATCTTCTTTAGCTTTTTCATCTGCTTTTTGTTGATCCTCCTTTCTATATTTTTCCCTTATAATATTGAGTTCAGCTTCTTGTAAATCTGTTATCTCTTTTTCTCTATCCCTATTACCTTGCGCTAACTCAAAAAGTTTATCATACTTTTGACTAATAGCTAGTTCTTCTTTGTCTTGTTCGCTAAGTGTAGCAATGAATGTCTCTTCCTGTAATTGTTGTAGGTTTTCTTGGTATGCTTTTTCGGCCGCTAATTTTGCCTCATCAAGTTTTATTTGATTAGCTAATTCAGTATCCAGTCTTTGCTGAAAATATTTATCGCTGATTACTTGTAAGTCACCTAATTCTTGTTCACGCAATTGCTTTTGTAATTCAGCATTAGCACCTGCCTTCTCTTTTAGCTGATTGTATTTAACAGCAACTGCTCTTAACTCTTTTTCTTCTGCTGATAATGTGGCTTGAAATTGTTCTTCTTTACTTGCTTTGATTGCATCGGCTACTTCTTGTTCCTGAGCCTTGATTTTGTTTGCTCTTTCTTGTGCTTTTTTCGCAGCATCATCACGTTTTTTTTCAATATCAGCTAACCTTTTTTCCTCTGCTTTTCTTGCTTGTTCTGCTACTTCAGCTTGCTTTTGTATCTGTTGTGTTTCAATATCAAATAAAGCGGCATTAGCTTCTTCTACTCCTTTGATTTGGTCTTGGGTTAACTTGATACCTTGACTAGTTAAATATGCAGCTTGATCAATAATATCTTGATATGTTTTGATACGCTCGTTAGCATATTTTTCTTCAACTGCCGTAACAGATTCACCATTCTTTTTCGCATTGGCTACAGCTCTTTTTTCTTGTTTATCTAATTCCTTTAATGCTGCATCCCTTGCTGCAATGCTATTGTTTAAAGCATCGTTTGCAATAAATTCTGTACCGAGAATTGCATCGCTTAATGACTTAACACCATCAGTAATAAATGAAACAACCTCACCAATGACTTCCATTACAGCACCTAACCCGGGTATGACATTCTTAAGTGTGTCGAAATTGGTGATGATAGCAACAATTACTGACGTTAATAAGAAAAGTGGATTAGTTAAAAGTGCTTTGCCTAATGTTATAAACGACTTACTGGTCGCTTTGATTCCATCAGTAACATCACTAAACTTAACGTCAGATATATTTTTGGCAAGTAATTTTGCGCCTTCAGCAGCACCACCAAAATCAAGACTAGTTAACCTGCCCGTTACTAATCCAAGAGAATTGCCTACACGCTCAAACGCACTACCCGCTTGTGTTCCTACGGCTTCCGCAGCATCAGCTATCTTATCTTTTAATTCAGATGCAGCCTGTGCTAACTCGACATACTTATCACTATCAGGTTCTGTGTTGGCTAACTGTACTTGCAGTTCGCGTAACTGCGCCTTGAGTGATATGGTATTTTCTATTGTTTCAGCAGGTACAATCTCAGCTGGTATACCACCTTTTGGTATATCATTAGGAATTTGTTTTAGTTCATCTCCTAAATCCTTAACCTGTGCGTTTAGTTCTTCAAGATTCTGCTCGCTTTCCTTAGTGTTTATGTTAAAGGATTGCGATGCGTTATTGATTGTCGCATTGGTAGCATTGATTTGAACATTTAACTCTTTAAGATTTTGCTCACTTTCGTTAGTGTCAATTACAAACTTCCTTACAATAGGTTCAGCCATTAGTATATGAGATTAGCGATTAAGTAAATAAGTAAAAAGAATAATAACGTGCGCCACGCATAGAGGGTAATAAACCATAACACACGCTGCCACTTTCGTAGTGAGTGATCATGTCGTGGTTGTGACTTAATACCTAGCTGCAAATAGCGCATTGAGTTTTTAATAGTATCCATTATGATATTTTACTTTGTTGATATTGTAGTGAAGCAGTTGTGATGATGTCTACAGGGAATGTACCACCACCGCCTACGTTCAAGAACAGCCTGTGCTTTGCAGGTACTGCGACATTCACACCCACCGTAAAAGTGAATGCGGTTGTATTGACCGTGTTGAGTGCTGTGATTGCGCTTACTGCCGCAACACCCGCTATCTTAGTCATGGCAAATGAATACTGACCTGTGGCGTAAGTAGCTGCATTAGTATCCCAAATAGTCACGTTCAATAAACATGACCATAGAGTGTCATTAGGTAGCTCAATGTGTTCATTAGTGATACCTTCAATGTAGTAAAAAGCATTGCCCGCTGCGGGGTATGCATCTTTTCTATGCAGTATAACCGTGCCTGATTGCGCCCATCCCTTTTCGATATAGATTGAACCGTCACGAAAGCCACCACCTAAGTGCATACCGGGTAAATTGGTGTAAACGTTTTTGCCAAGTAGGTTGCTACCTTGTACGTTCTTGTACAACTCAAGCGTATTACCAACCGCTAACATGTCACGGTTGCCAATCTCGATGGTTACGCTATCACCATTGATTACACTATTAATGATTGACCTTGTTTGTTGTGCGGTCTTAGTTACACGAGGTGCTGGGTTAGTGGTAGTACCCCCTACGTTTGTGTTTGGTCTACCATCGCTCGGAATGGTTGCCCAACAAATTGCCGTGCTTTCATCCCAATTATAACCGTAGCGTGTGCAACAATCTTGTGTAGCATCCACAGGGTCACCATTGCTATCTACAAAGTTTACTTCGCCGCCAACAGATATGGTTGAGGGCGTTGCGCTACAGTCTTCGACATCTTCAAGAAACTTAATCAGCTTTACGGATGTGCTTTCTTGCATGCCCACCTTATAATCATTAATCTCAAGTATGCGCCAGTAACAATTCTCTATCCATATCTTGTCGCTAAATTGAAAGGTAAGTATGTCTTTAAGGTCAAGTGCAAAAGAAGCCTCCATGATTCGCGCATCAGGCGAATACAAAGCATTCATGTAGGTACGCCAGTACAGATTAAATAAGTTGTTGTATGGGTTTGTTGTGATACCGTATGGTGGTACTTCAGGTGCCCAGTTCAAATCAAAATCATATATATCAGGATTAATTGCACTATAATGATTTAGCAAACGAATACCAACTTGCACTACTGTGGCTGTACCGTCATCATAAACAAAACCATTAAAGTTGCCTGCATAATACAGGCATCTCATGCCCGGATTGACAAACTGCAATTGTTCATTGATGAACATAGGCATTATGATATCTGTGCCGTTAACAGGTGCGCATGGAGTGGATTGCGTTACAAGTTTTATGGATTGATCACCTATGGCAAAGTCGCTAGACTCAACATCAGGATTGACCGTGTAACCTACTACTTCATAGTCACCGTACACGCGATTGACATTCTTGTATACCTTGCTCAAATTGTCTTCACCTGCGCTGTACGTAAATTGAAACTTAGCTTTTTGCAGGTCAACCGTGCTGCTAATGGTAATGTCTTTTGATGTGTCTAGTTTTGATGTCCAGTCAAGCAGATTGCCACTACCTAGGTAACTATTTTGCGGTACTATCTGCACTCTGTTTGGGCGTGTCCTATCCGATACGATTGCACAGTTGTGCATCTTAAGAACATCGGTTACAAAATCAATCTGCTTAATATCGGGCGCATTAAGGTCAAAGAAGAATGTTTGCCCATACTTTAGTTCTAGGCCTATCAAAGACCATGAACCCATAACATCAAACATTTGAATACCTATCAACGTATTGAATATTACAAACTGCACCGTGCTTGCTGCATCAATACCAATACGAAATGTGAATATGCGCTCTGAACTATTAGGAAAGTTTTGAAGGATTGTTGCAAAAGCTAATCCGGGTATCACAATACCATCGACAATCAAACCTACTTGAATCGGTATTTCGGCATTACCCGCTAATGATGGGGATAGTTGTAAGACTGCTTGAAAAGTATAGTATCCTTCCGATGGTGTAGTATATGTAAAGGTTGCAGGATTGTAATCACCACCATTGTCAAAGATTTCCGTATCGGCTTCTAAAACAAAATAAGCACTTGTGACGTTTACCGTCATAGGTGTACTCGTTTCTGCTTGAAAAAGCAAATCATTAAATGAATCACTTGCTACTGGTCTTTGACTATTAAGCCAAGGCATGTGGTACTCCGATATAGTGCCTAACAACGTACCCGCTTCTAACTCAAAACCCGCATCGGTAATTATTTCTTCAAACAAATAATTCCATCCAAGTGCAGGTGTAAAATCACCCGCGTATATAGGACTTGTATTGCTATCAATCGGGCGTGTGCCTTGCTGATTGCCTGCACTCCATAACTGACCACGCTCTAATACTGTCCACACACCGGGTATGGTAGGAGTAGAGATATTATCATAGGTCATGTTTTGATTTAGGTTAGGCAGGTCAACAATATCTTTTAGTTTCTTTTCCCCGATGTTACGCACCAAATCAGGCGTTTCAGCATAGAACGCTAACTCAACTTCATTGATACGGTTGTTCTGCTTGTATACCTTACGCACTCGCACGTAACCAAACGAGATAGGCAAAGTGTCCACACGTATTTCAGCAGGTAACTTGTAGTGAAAGAAGTTCATATCACCCGCGCTTACGTTCACATCGAATAACGCACCAACTGCGAGTTGGTTTGTGTCGCTGAATGGTACTCTAAACTCACGTGTAAATGCACCTTGTGAGGTAAAGTTGTTTAGGTCTTGAAACCTCCAGTTCTGCGATATGCTTTCATTGACAAACAAGTCAAGATAGTACTCCTTAGTTACATCGTACAAGAAGTAGCCGCCTGCTGCTAAGGTAAAATCAAAGTTGAAAGGATTTGTATTGAGAAAGTTCAAGCGGGTATATCCGGGGCTTGGAGAATTTTGTACAATAGAATCAACTACGCAAGCTTGCGTATCACCATTAGCATTGATAAGCGTTAGCGTTTTGCCATCCAACTCAAGCTCTTCAGGAAAGCTTTCTATAATCAAACGCCATGAGCCAACACTACCATAGATGGCTGTGTTGCTTTGGCTTGTTAGCGTAAGCGTTTGAACTGGTCTTACTATTAATTGTACTTCTCCGTTCATGCGTTATGTCCAGTATTCGTTTGCTACTTTAAATTTGATTGTCACGTTATATAGCTTACCGTCACGTATCTTCTTTTCAACATAGCTCGTATCTTCCATGTTTACAGGTATCTCAATGGCCTTGCCTTGGTCTGTGCTTAGCCATGTGACCTGATTACTTACCATCATGGAACGCAATAGTGTAAATTCACCTTCACTAATATAGTCACTCGTTGCTGTTATTACTTGCTCAACAAGATTGCGTCTATCTGTTTTGCCACGATCATTAGTGCTAAAGATGGTAGTTGTACCATTAAACAACACTTTACGGTATGGCTTGCGTTGGATTTCGTTTGATACCTCTGACTTCTTTGTAAAGTTGAAGTAATCCCAACCGCCGCGACTGTTAACCCATCCCAAACGTATTTTATCCCACCAACAATCGGATTGACCGTATGCCTTTGCATTGTAGAATATGTAGGTTTCACTTACTGAATTATTTGAACTATTACGTATTACCACTTGATAGTATCTCCAATTAGGAAATAATGAAGGTTTTACCGTTAAGCTTGTCCAGTCATTAAGGTTGCCAGGATACACAGGCAAAGCTTCAATATCGTATGCATTCAATGGTATGCTTTGCGATGTTGGTACACCTGTGCTTGATAGTATCTGAATAAGAATATTATCCGCTGCGTTGTTGCTCAAATAGGAATCGTTACCAGGTATGCACAGCACGCCGTAGTCGGATTCAAATACAGGAATCATTACGTTGTTATTCGTAGTCAAGAATGTTGCAGCCAAAGGCCAATTGTTAGTGCCTATAATACGGTCACTCATTGCATACGATGTGGCATTTGTCAAGGAATACTTGACGGCTGAATTACCGCTTTCGGGTGATGGCTTATATCCGTCCTTTATCTGATAGTAGCCATTGATTATTATACCGTCTACACCATTAACCTCGCTCCCTTCATTCTGGGTTAGCACTCCATTGACTATCCACCATTCACTAAGTGTAAAATCATATGTTATTTTGCTCGCATCGTCTTGCGTATTGTCAGTATCAAGGTGGTAATTAAGTGGCTCGCTGTTGCGCATATCATTGACTAGTGATTGCATGTCAAAATACAACCGTGTATCAGGTGCAGGAGCTACAAAGAAATTGTATGGAGTACCCTGTAAAATGATTTGCACGCCATAACGAAAACCCGGCTGTGCTGTTGCATCACTTATTGCAACGATCATTAGCTTCTGCCCACGTACTGCCCACTCATATGGTTGGTCGTTAATTGTTATTGCCATTATCTTTTATTTAATAGTAGTCTTTGTTCTATTCCTTTAATATATCCTTCCATCAACTTGTCTTTGTATTCGTCCCATGTATCATCTATGGCTTCGCCGTAATAGTTGATGCCTTGTATACCTTTTTCGCCTATACTTTTTGCGATGGCATATGCCGCACTCTTAATTGCGCTTTCCGTTGACTTAATAAATTCGCCTTGCCTGTTGCGTAGCTTAATAGGTTTAAGCTTTAACCATTTTTCAATGGCGCTAACAGGCGGCATCTTCGCCCCTGGTCTTCTGCCGAACTCAATCACATCTGCATACTTGCCCGCTTCGTCATTGCTTACGGTAAAGTCAATAGTGGGTTTGTTGTACCGTATATTGATTTTATAGTATAGCGATCTTAAGAGGTTACCACTTGCAACACGGTTGACCATCTTACCGCGCACACGACGTTTGATGCGCAGGTTAGATTGCGCACGCTCCACTACTGCAAGCGCATACTCGTTTAGTATTTCTTCAAACTCATCTGCCAATGCCTAACACTTTTTTGATTTGTTCTAATTCACTTGGAGTAGCTGATAATACGGCTTTCAATGCTGTGCCTACCTCAACTGTAGGGTCTTCAAGCACAATGTACTTACTAATCAACACATCATTTTCATCAAACTCACTTACAGTCCATGAATCTGTGCCGTCACCCTGTAGCTTGTATTCGTATTCCTTTCTCATGTTCTTTCAAAAAATAATGTTATTACTAACTGTGCGTTTGTTGGATTGGTTGCCCACGTTGGGGTTTGCCACTTAATAGTTATTTCGTCATTAGCAGCAATGCTTTGACTTAGCCCTGTTACAGTATATGAGGTGGATGTAGGTGGCGCACCTGTAAATACAACCGTATTTAATAGCAACACATCAGTAGTATTATTGATTCTGACAGATAGTGTACTTGCTTCAGCCGTTGCAGTTGCCGTAGTATTGTTAGCCATAATCTGTGCGCCCACTAACTTACAAGCATAAGCCATTTTATTATCCCATAAAGTGGCTACTGTGCTTAAGGTTAATGTACCTTCACCTAAATAGTATGTTGTATTATCCGCAGGTGCTACTGGACCTACACCCATACGGATAGTAAACGTATCCTTCTTATTATCTAGCTGCGTTTGAATTGCACTTGTCACGCCGTCTAAATACCCAAACTCTGTATTGCTTACCGCGCCACTTCCGATGTTTGCCGCGTCAATACCTGTAGGCATATCACCCGATGCAAGAGATGCGCCCGCTGTGACTAATCCTTTGCTATCATAGGTAATCTTAGTAGCCGTTGCACCCGTTATAGGCGCATTACCTGTTAGCTTACCATTGAATGTTGACCAATCACCGCTACTCAATGCACCACGATTTGCCGCACTTGCCGTTGGTAAGTTGAACGTGTGTGTACTACCTGTGCTGCTAATAGCAAAATCAGTCCCGGCTGTGCCTGTTGCAAGGTTTTGCACTTGCGAGGTTAGACCATTGATTGCATTGATGCCAGTGCTTAGTGTTGTTATTACTTGAGATAGATGCGAATTTTCAGTATGCAGTTTAATTGTGCGACCTGAAGTAGTAACAAACACACGCAAAGCGAGCCTATCGGTTAATGCCATTGTTGTGGCTGGTACTGCGAGAGCCGTAAAATATGCGTCAATAACAGTACCTTGTGTTATTCCTTCAGGTGTTGCTACGTCAGTAGCCAGTAGCGTGAATGTGCTGCCATCGTACTTGTATAACTCAACATAGAATGAAGGTGAACCTCCACCCGATGAAGCACTAAAATATAATTCAAGGTTGAAGTTTCCACCCGGCACTAATAACACATTTGGATCATTAGCATCCGTAATGAATTGTGCAATCAATCCATTGCCCGCTGCATTAGTTCGAGTGAAATCCGTGCCCGCACCAAATACAGCGGTCTTGCTCATTTGGTAGTATGTGCTGCCACCTATCGTACCTTGATTAATTGAGCCGTTTAGATAGTAGCTAACGGATGAACCACCACCGCTCGTTGTTGGGAAGTTAGCCAGTTGTCCATCTCCACGAACGTATTGTGTTGCTAGTCCCGCACCTGTGATAGCAAGTGTTCCTGCTGTGGTTATTGGTGAACCTGTAACATTGAATGCGGAAGGTACGGTAAGAGCAACTGATGTAACTGTACCACCTGTTGACGGTGTGCTATTAACCCATTCTGTCCCATTGTAAGATAGCACCTGCCCATTAGTAGGTGAAGGTGCATTAACATCCGATAAGCTATCAAGCGTTGTTGGTATGGTTGGTTTGTTGAGAATCTCAGCCACACCACTAACCGCATTCCAATCTGAGTTGACCTGAGCCGCAGGTATGGTTGGCTTATTCAATATTTGATAATCACCACTTGAAGCATTCCAGTCTACAGGGGATTGACGCAACCTGTAACCTGCGCTTACAAGTGTCCAATACGTTGTGTTAGTTGGTAGTAGTGCGTCATTGTTTGCAATGCATCTATACACGCTGCCGTTATACCATACCCTATCACCTACTACATATTGGTTGCCTGTTGCTGTTGTGTGGTTTACGTTGTATTCAGTACTAACAAATTCACCACCACCACCACCCGCTGCATCGATGGTCACGCTACCATCACCATTATCCGTAATGGTCACGTTTGTACCTTCAACTAAATCAAGTATGTTTTGAACTGCATTGTCTACACCATTGGTGCGAAGTGTGATGCCATAGCCCGTGCCGCTGCCGCCGCTACCTGATGCACCACCAACCGACCATATTGCGGGAATGTCACACGCGCTCCAGTCCCATGGCACTTCGAGCTGCAATGAGAAAGTAACACCCGTCAAGGTGTTCTTGTATTCCTCCATGAATGGCTCAATGGTAGGATTAGTAACTAGCTGCACATCGAATCCAAACAACACCAAACCATTCTTCACTTCGGCTATTAAGTCCTGCGCTAATCGTACACAGTCGCTTATCACTTCGCGTTGGTATTCAGCCTTAAGTTCTTTGTCACGCGGTATATCGGCAAATATGATTTGGAAATCAAACTGCATGCCCCCATCTACCGGGCTGATGTTGTTAGGCACAACGTGCATGAACGGGTATTGTTCATCTTGATCCATATCAGCCAAATCAATTTGACCGTGCGTAAATCGCTTAATCAAAAAGTGACCTGCAGCAAATGCTTCAAGTCGGTTGATTAGTACGTTATAGCTATAGTTGTAACTATTCATTATCTGCTATGTTTTCTCATTTCTACTTTTTGCACATATGCATAATCGGCTAAGTACGTTAGGTGTGTGAAAACTTCCATCACACCACGCTCTGTTACCATATCAAACTTTGTCACATCTCTATCAGCAAGCACTTCTATGATGTGAAACCAACCGTACACGGCTAAGCCGTCTGGGGTTGTTCCTTCATCTCCTTCACTATCTCCGTTATCTCCTTTGCTAAATAATCTAGGGAACTGTTGTACAGTTCGGCTTCTAAATTCGAAAAAAAAACAAGCACGTTCATCACATGGTCAAGTGTCAACTGCAACACTTCATTTTCGTACTTGCGTTTGGCGTTAGGGTTGTATGCTTCTATATCGTAGTACTTGCCGAATTTAGCTTTAATCGGGCGGTATAGTATGCACATCATTTTGAATGCTGCTTCACCGTTTATCTTACCATCCTTCCACACCCCGGCACAGTTAGAATCCAGGTCGATGTATTCACCAAAGGTCAACTCATTAAGGTTAGGGACAAAGCCTAATTCAATAGCACCCACCCGCACCTTGCGTTCAAAGTCATTACTACCTAGCTTTATGGCTGCTTCAAATCTCATTATGATATCATCTATCACATTTGATTGTAGTAGTCTTATGCTATCCGTACTCTTACCAGTTATGACGCGCACCTGTTCAAGCTTATCGACCGCATTCTGGTAGTCAATGTATTTGCCAAGTGTTACACCCTTTGCATTAGCTGCTATGCTGAACTTTACTTTCATGTTGTATTGTATTGTAGTTTTTGCGTTTGTTTTGTTACAGAAATCGTTGAGCATCCTAGTTGCTCATCCTTTTCTGTAGAATCCTACAGAAATCTTTCACCATCTTAGTTGCTCAAGGATTTCTGTAGAATCCTACAGAAATCTTTCATCATCTTAGTTGCTCATCCTTTTCTGTAGAATCCTACAGAAATCTTTCATCATCTTAGTTGCTCAAGGATTTCTGTAGGATTCTACAGAAAATTTACCCCATCATTGCTGCACCTTGCGATAGCCATGCTTCCATAGGAACCTC